GCAGCTTCCAGCTACAGCGAAACAGCATCACCATTCCGCACTTGCTGGAAGTCAATGACACCCTTGAGTTTGTTGAGGTGAGCGGCAGCCTCCCGACTGGGATTTCAACTGGGACGACTTACCACGTTGTTTCAACTGACCTGACCACTACGGTTTTCCGAGTTGCTGCTACGCAAGGCGGCACGGCGATCACGCTGAGTGGGTCTGCCACTGGAACGTATGCAGTGAGAGGCACTGCCTTTGGCATTGTTGGTGAACAGCGGTTCTACAGCGATACAGAGCTAGCAGAGGGCGGCATTGTTCACCCATACGCCCCATACGAAAGACTGCTGGGTGATTTGTACCGCGTGGAGACCACCTTCAAGTCTCCCGATGGCGTCACTGCTGGCAAGATCACTGCCCTGACCGCACAGCTGGATTATCCCGATGTGATCGAAACCATCAACGATGCCTCGATCAGTGGTAGCAGTGGCGGTTCTGCAATCAGCCTGACTAAGACTTTCCGGGCGATTAGCAGCGTTCAGGTTACTTTGCAGAACACGACTGCGGTGACGGCAGTGGTCCTATCCAAATCCACGACTTCAATTACAGTGGAATGCAGGAATGCTTCAGGCAATGCGGTTGCCGGAACTGTTGACCTCGTTGTTGTGGGCTACTAATGGCTGACCGTCGCATATCCCAGCTGACATCAGCAGACACGCTGGTCGAAAATGACCTGCTGCCTTTTGTTGACATCAGCGCTACGGAGACCAAGCGCATCACGGCTGAAAACCTTGGTGCAGCAATGGTCCAGTTCGGGACCACGCGAGGGTCAGACGTTCCAACGTCACCAGCCAACGGTCAGCTTTGGGTTGATACGTCTAATAACCCGCCTGAGCTGAAGATCTACAACGGCGCCAGTTTTTCGCTGGTTAGCTTCCTGCCTGGTTCGGCAGTTATTACCAACCCAAGTGGAACGGCACCTAGCAGCCCTGTGCTGGGACAGCTGTGGCTTGATACCAGCCAGACCCCTGATGAGCTGAAGGTTTACGACGGCACCGGATTTGTCCGCGTTGACCCGCTTGGAATCACCCAAGCCGATGGCGATGCACGGTATCTGCGGATTACCACCGCTTCGGCTACTTACCTGCAGCTAGCAGGTGGGACGATGACTGGGACGCTGACCCTAGATGCCGCACCAACAGCGGATCTCCATGCAGCGACAAAGAAATACGTTGACGACGAGATCGCTGACATCCCAGCAGCAACGGATCTGACCCCTGCTGGAACGATTATTTATACCGCTCGCGCTACTGCGCCAACCGGCTACTTGGCTGCAAACGGCGATGCAGTTAGCCGCACAACCTACGCGACGCTTTACACCGCATTAGGTGGTTCAAGTTCGCCTTTTGGACAAGGTGATGGCAGCACCACGTTTAATTTGCCGGACCTTCGTGGCGAATTTATTCGTGGCTTGGATAGCGGTCGTGGCGTTGACACCAGCCGAACTCGTGGCAGTGCGCAATCCGAGATGATCGGACCGCACAACCACACGATCAACGACCCAGGTCACAACCACTCATATCAAGGTGGTGACCGCCAAAACCTGAGTGGTACGCAGTCTCAGCCTGTTGCCCAGGGGAACAACACAACCGGCAGCGCCACCACGGGCATCACGATCAACAACAACAGCGGCACCGAAAACCGTCCCCGCAACGTGGCACTGCTGGCTTGTATCAAGACCTGAGCCGCAACTAAGATCCCTGTATCGGAGCAGCATCAATGGCAAACATCAAAATCACCGATCTGGATGCCTACACGAATCCAGATTCGACCGATGTTCTGCCCATCGTTGATGTAGACGCTGATACCACCAAGCGGGTCACGATTGCTGACCTGATGGAGAACGCTGGTGCTGGTACGGCAGCGCTGCCCGGCATTGCATTTGATGGCGACCCTAATACTGGTATTTATCGTCCGGCTGCAGACCAGATTGCGCTGTCAACAGCTGGCGTTCAGCGTCTTCTGATTGATGACAACGGTGATGTCACCATTCCGGGCGGGTTAGAGGTACAGGGAACCACCACGTTTATCAATACAACGAACCTTCAGGTCGAAGACAAGAATATTGAGCTGGGCAAGGTTGGTACGCCCTCTGATACGACTGCCGACGGTGGCGGGATCACGCTGCTTGGAACCACCAATCACACGATCAACTGGTCGAATAGTGGTGATAGCTGGGATTTCTCCGAGCACGTCAACATTGCCAGCGGGAAAGAGTTCAAGATTAACGGCACCTCGGTGCTTAGCTCCACGACGCTTGGCTCTGGCGTTACCGCTTCCAGCCTGACCAGCGTTGGGACGATTACTAGTGGCGTCTGGAACGGCACCGCACTGACCTCTAGCGCCATTGGCACTGGGGCGATCACCACGGCAAAGGTCGCTGACGATGCCATCAACGCAGATAAGTTAGCCAACACAACTGTCACCGCTGGAAGTTACACGGCGGCTGATATTACGGTTGATCAGCAGGGTCGGATTACGGCTGCAGCTAACGGAACGCTGAGCAACGCGGAGATTGCGGACGGGGCAATCAGCACCAGCAAGATTGCTGATGATGCGGTCAACGCTGACAAGCTGGCGAACACTGCAGTCACGGCTGGCAGCTATACCGCTGCAGACATCACTGTTGATGCGCAGGGTCGCATTACTGCGGCTTCCAATGGATCGGTTGCGGTCACTTTCCCGATTGATGGCGGTGACAATGACAAGATTCGATTAGGCGCTAGTCAAGACCTACAAATTTTTCACGACGGCAATAGCGTCATTGAGGACACGGGCGCCGGAGCATTAGTTCTTAAGAGTGACAGCTCGGTCAATGTGGTCAGCGGGACCACTTTCATGGCGCAATTCACTGCGCTTGGAGCAGCCGATTTATATCACAACAACTCTAAAAAACTAGCTACCACCTCCTCCGGCATTGACGTAACCGGCACGGCAGTTACTGACGGTGTGACTGTTGATGGCAGGATACTACTTGGCCAAACAGGTACGTCAGGCACTGACAATGCAGCTAACAATGTAATTGTTGCCAATAACACCAGTAACGCTGGAATCACAATCCGCAGCTCCAGCACTGCGACAGGATCACTGTATTTTGCAGATCAGGCGGCTGCTAGTCAGGGGCGGATTGAATACAACCACTCCAGCGACTATTTCCGGCTCCATACAAACAACACTGAAGTTTTAAGGATTGACTCTATCGGGCGAGTGGGCTTGAGAAATAGCTCCATGAGTTCGTTTAACGGCGACATGGACGACCTTGTGGTCGGAACCGGCTCAGGCAACAGAGGAATAGCTATTTATTCTGGCGCTACATCCACCGGAAACATCTTATTCCACGATGCTGCTAATACAAGCATTAGCGGAATGATCCGATATGACCATAGCAATGATGCTATGTCGCTCTATACGGGTGGCGCAACGGAGCGGATGCGCCTCGATGGCTCAGGGCGCTTGGGAATTGGCACTATTAGTCCTCAAGTTTCTTTGCAAGTTGGCAATGCAAGCGGTACTCAGGACATAGTTCTCCATGGTGGTAACAACAGCAACGCACGCCTTCGTTTTAGGGAAGGAGGTACGGTTTCTTCTGGATTTAACGAGTATTCCTTTGGCATGGCAGGTGCCGCCAATGCCATGACTTGGGAAGCGCAAGGATTAGGAGAACTCGGACGTTGGGACAGCTTGGGTCGCCTCGGGATCGAACAATCAAGCCCCAGCAGTTTTAGCACTGCAGCAAATAATTTAGTTATTGGCAATGGGGCTGGTCAAAAAGGTTTGACCATTTTTAGCGCCACCAATAATAACGGAAACATATTCTTTGCGGACGGCACAGCAGGAAATGACACTTTCCGCGGGTATGTCCAATACAGTCATAACAATAACGAATTCAGATTTGGAACTAATGCTGTTGAACGTTTCCGCATCGGTTCGTCCGGTCAACTTGGCATTGCCGGTGCAAACTACGGCACTAGCGGTCAGGTACTGACTAGCCAAGGTTCTGGCAGTGCTCCGCAGTGGGCGACTCCGGCAGCTGGCGGTAAGGTTTTGCAAGTAACTAGCGGAACTAAAACTTCTAGGACCTACTGGAACACAAGCACCCAATGGCTTGATTCGGGGTTGTCGGCAACTATTACACCTTCGAGCACTGCCCATAAAGTTTTGGTTCACTTCAGTATTTCGATCGGTGCGTCTGGTGGTGCTGAAGGACGAGCCAGGCTACTGCGAGGATCTACGCCAATCATGGTTGGTGACAACAGCGGTAATAACGATACCGAAGCAACCGGATTCTTTGACGCCCAGAACAGCAGCCAAGACGGGGTTACAATCGCGGGAAGTTTCTTAGATTCGCCGTCTACAACTTCAGCAACGACGTACAAAATGCAGATCTACAGCATGAGCGGCAACCAATTTACTGTTGGCGGATCCGTTGCCGCTAATAACAACATTAATAACAGCCGAACGGCTTGCTCTATCGTTCTTATGGAGATTGACAACTAATGGACATTGCAGTCGTTCTACTTGACATGTGCCCCGACGCAAACTGGCGTGTCGAAGGGGATACTTATGAAGGCATTGTCTGGGAATCAGACGATGTGACGAAGCCAACAAAAGCTGCTGTCTTAGCTCGAATGGCTGAGATGGACGCCGCACTCCCGATGGCGCGATTGCGTCAACAAAGAAACAAGCTCCTGACAGCTACAGACTGGTGGGGAGTTTCTGATCGGACGATGACCGATGAAGAACGCACCTACCGCCAAGCACTCCGCGACCTTCCGGCAAACACTGCCGACCCCGCAAACCCTGTATGGCCGGAAAAACCGGCTAGCTAATAACCTGCAGGTCTACTAACCTCAACGCGAACTGGCTATTTCAATGCCTGAAGCTACCCCTACCACCACCTTCACCTGGGGCGTCAACCAGATGGAGCGCCGTCTGTCTGACCATTGCGTCTATACCGTGCATTACACGGTGACTGCTGTTAGCAGCGCAGTGGACGACGAGGGCAACAACATCACCCAAGGCGCTTACGGCAGCGTGGGTCTTGAAGAGCCCGAAGGCGACATGATTCCCTTCGCTGATTTGACCCAAGATGTTGTGGTCGGCTGGGTGCAAGACAAGCTTGGCGGCGCTGAAAAGGTTGCTGAGATTGAAGCTCAGCTGCAAACAGCGCTGAACGAAAAGCTGGCACCAACTAAGTCAACCGGCTTGCCCTGGTAATGGCTGTCAAGTCAAAAACGGCACTGGGGCGGATTGACCACCGCCCTGGAAAGCCTAAGAAAACCCGTCAAGGTGCGGGTCAACACTCAAAGCCCAAAGGCGACCGTAAGGTGTACAGAGGGCAGGGCAGGTAAGTGGATCAGCACACCCGCGACAACTGGCGCAAGGTAAAAGAGGCGCTAGAGAAAGCGGGGAAGACTGATAACCACTTCTATGTCCGTGCTGTAATCATTTCTAAAGGCGGGAGAGATCCGTTCGATAGCGGTCCAATGTCTCATCCACCAGAAAGCTACTAAGCTGCTTTTGCGTGGGTGCGCAGCAGAACCCCTTCCGCGCCAACCGGGAGGGGTTTTGTCTTGGGAAGCCACTCTTCTGACTGTCCCCCTAAATCAATCGGTAGGATTCCGAGACGGTTATTTAATCCCATGATCAAAACCGCATCTGCCGCCATCGCTTTTGTCGCTCTGGCTGCACCTGCCATGGCTGGTCCTTACATCAACGTTGAGAACAATGCTGGCTGGGCTGGCAGCAGCTTTTCTGGCTCTGCCACTGACCTCCACCTGGGTTATGAGAGCGGCAACGACGTTGCCAGCTTCTACCTCCAAGGTGGTCCTACCTACGTCCAGCCCAATGGCGTTGACGGCGAAACCATCCTCACCGGCAAACTGGGTGGCTCGGTGAAAGCTACCGACAAGCTGAGCGTCTACGGCGAGCTGTCTGCTGCTTTCGATGACGTCAATGGCTACGGCAGCAAGGTGGGTGCCAAGTATTCCTTTTGACGGCATACTGACTGCATCACACCAACACCAGGACCCGCTTCGGCGGGTCTTTTTTTGCTCTTCATACCGCGAGTGCTGGTGGCTGCGCTGGTATCACCAACTAGTGATTAGCCATCGCTACCTGTTCAGCTTCGTGCGGGTAGTTGTTGTCCCGTGCATTGTGCGCCCGGAGAATTGGGGGCATTGCCGAAACGTTCACCGCTGGCTTTTGCCTGCTGTGCAGGATTTGCTCGACTTCTATACAGTCGAGGCGTACAGCAAAGAGCAGGAGCTACTGCGTGCAAAAGATCATTAACGGGCTGGCAGTAACTGCTTTCCTGCTGTCCGGTTCGATGACCGCTGCGCTTGTTATCTCGTTCTTCCAGATGGAAGCGCTGCAGCGTGCTGCTGTGAAGCGCATCAGCGGTCAGATCACTGGCGCCGTAGAAGCGGAGCTGACTGGCAAGCTCGACGGCAAGCTCGACGGCGTGGTCAAGCAGATACCTACGCAGACTGGACCTGCCATCCCCTTCGCCAAGCCATGACACCTGAACGCCCTTACGAGAAGAGCGGGCTTTGGTATGACGCTGTTACCGGGCTTTACGGATACGACGCCGATTACCTGCCTGACTTGATTTGCGAGCTGCTTGAGGGATGCCTGAAATCAGGTCAGTCACCATCCAACCTGTACAACTTCCAGCGATCCAACGCATACCAGAAGCTAGAGCTCTGCCGGATGCGCCCCCTGTCACCCTCCAACTAGGGATGCCAGTGGTTGAGCTGCCCGGATGCGCGGCAGTTCATCCAGACGCCAAGCTCAACCCAAGCTTGCTGCAGGACGATCCTGGGCGCGTTGGTGCTTTTTGCCCTGAAGGGCAGGTGCCATCGTTCGTTCCAATGGATTTCACTCCTAGTGAGATCAAGGTTTTCGAGCAGAGCGTGCCATCGAAAAACGACCAAAACGATGAACCACAAACCTCTAACCGTCCGACAATCCCAAAGCTTCCTCAACCAAGTGCGACATCGCAGAAGACTGCAGAACAGAAAGAGCCTGACAAACCCTTCATCGAGCAAGCCATCGACGGACTGCCCCCTGTCGGAGCCGTCGTCACGACAACGACGATCGCCCTGGTGGCGGCGACTTCAGCGTTGGTTGCGAAACCGCTTGCTGACCTGATCCTGAAGCTGATTAAACCTACGGTGAAGAAGACCGTGAAAAAGTTTTCACAGCTAAGGGGACAGCCTGTGAAGATTGATTCAGTCCGTGAGCGTGTGCTTGCCCAGCGGGATCGGAACCGGGCTTTGCGGGCTTTGCGGCGGGCTTTGAAAGCGTGATTTTGTGGACGTGCGGCAGCACCTGCCCTGGCTTGGGCTTGAGGATCACGTCGGAGCAGATGACGTAGAACTTGCTCTGGGGATGGAAGGCGATGCCCTTTTGAGCTAGCTCGCCACAGTGCCGGAGCCTCGAAAGCTCAAAGTCGAGGCGCTTGTTGGCAAGGATCTGCCGCTGTAGCGCGTTGTGGGTATCGGCGCTTGCTTTGCAGCGCTCCTGGAGCCCACCATCGAGCGGGAAGCTCAGCGTCGCGCTGATGCCCAGATTCAAGGCGTGGTTGTTCTTTTGCCCGCTTGGCAGCTCCTGGTAATAAAGGATGTTGCCGGGATTGTCCGGCACCCCGTTCTCGTCATCGTCGGTGGGGTCGTAATACGGTGTGCGCACCGTGGGGTTGTACGGCAGGGCGTATGACTTGCTGGTGGTGACAAACGGCGAAAGGTTGAACGTCGGACCCTGGCAGGAGATCGACGGTCCGTAGGCGTTAGTCGGGTATGGACCCGTCAGCATCTGAATCGCCTGGTTCGTGACCGATCCACTGCTATTCGCTACCGGGTTTGCCGTTGCGTTTGCCTGCCCGTAGCTAGGCAGCGGCAACAGCAGGACTAAGGTCCAAAGACCGAGGTGGTGTCGGTAACTGATTCGACGACCGTTGTTCGCTGGATCTCGGTGACTGTTTGCAGCCCTGGTCCGCTGTAGCTTTCGACGAACTGGAATGATGCGCCTGGCGTTGTCATTGACCAGGTTGGCTTGTTCTCTAGAGCTAGTCCAGTCCACGAGGATGTGACGCCGTCAATCGTTTGGGTTTGGACAGGACCAGCACCGGGGAGGATTGAAGTTCCCGAGTGCTGGACACCTGAGCCGCTTGCTGAATAGGTGTAGCCGGTGGCGTAGTCAACCGAGCGGATAGTTTCGGTGACCTGCGTCGTTGATTCCGTCCGGCTGGTCATGGTGCCCGTGCGAAAATTCGGCACGACCGGCATCGCTACAGCAGGTGCTTGAAGCACCAGCAGCAAAAGCAGCCAGCGCATCAGTCGATCCGGATTTCGGTGACCATCTGCCCGGTAGCAGAAGTGCCAGCACCGCCAGCCGTGACGGTCAAGCCATGAGCTGAATCGATAGTGCCCGCGAGGGTGCCAGCAACGCCGCCGCTAGTCGTCGTCGTATTGCCAAACAGCGGCAGGCTGCCAGTAACGCCGCTAGTCACAGTGGTGCTAGTCGTGCTGGTGCTGTCGCCTTCTATGTAACTGGCAGAGAACGAGAAGGCATCTCCTGTGGTGGCTTGAGTTGCAGTGACGGTGGTGACAGAAGGGACACCGTTAGTAACAGCCCCAAAACCGCCGAGAGCGCCAGCATTGCTTCCATCAGTAGTGGAAGCTCCTGATCCGGAGACGGAGTAGACGGTGGGAACTCGGGTGGCTGCACTTGCGGCGGCATCAACAGTGAGCTGAACGCTTGACTGAATTTTGTGGACGATGTCTGCGTGAGCAGGGCTAGCTGCCAGCAGAACTACCAGGGGCAGAAGCCTGCGCATCTTTCGCCTTAGCAGGTGTTCCTTTGACTGTAGGTGGTTCCTTCTTTGTTTGATTGCCTGTCTT